GCCGTGCCGTATTACTGGACCTGTCCCTATTGCGGGGCCAACCTGGACCCCGGAGAGAAATGTGACTGCCAAGAAAACACAAAGGAGGATGACATCCATGATGGAAATGAAAATCACTGTTGAGGCTCCCGATCTGGCCGCCTCTATCTTGAAACTGGCTGAGGCCATCGCCTCTGGCCCGGACCCGGCGCTGCTCATCCCGGATGAGCCGCTGCCGGTTTCCGCCTATCCGGCCACACCTGCCCCTGCGGCGGCTCCTATGGCCCCCGTGGCGGCTCCTGTGAGCCCTGCGCCGGTAAACCCTACCCCAGGGCCTGCGCCCACTATGGCGGCCCCTGTGGTGGCCCCCAGCCCCTCTCCCACGCCTGTGACCAATGCGCCGACTGCTGGCCCGACATCTGCCGCCCCTGGTAACACCCCCGCCCCTGCTGTGCCTGTTGCGGGAGCCCCCACCTATACCCTGGACCAAATCTCCCGGGCCGGTGCCTCCCTGGTTGACGCCGGGAAGATGCAGCAGCTTTTGGAGCTCCTGGGCCGCTATGGCGTGCAGGCCGTCACCCAGCTCAAGCCGGAGCAGTATGGCGCTTTCGCCACGGAGCTCCGGGGCCTGGGCGCTCAGATTTAAGGAGGTGCCCCATGCCTCCTGAGAAACACGCTTTGCTTTCTGCCTCCTCCGCCTCCCGCTGGCTCAAGTGTACGGCGGCCCCCCGCTTTGAGGAGGGGCTGCCGGAGAACACCAGCGAGTATGCGGAGGAGGGCCGCCTGGCCCACGCCATTGGTGAGCTCAAGGTCCTCAAGAAATGCACCCCCATGAGCACCCGGACCTACAACACCCGGCTCAATAAGCTCAAGAAAAACCCCCTCTATGACCCGGAGATGGACAAGACCACGGACCTCTACCTGGAGCACATCACGGAGCAGGTCATGGACTATGACAGCGCCCCCACCGTGGCCGTGGAGGTACGGGTGGACTTTTCGGACTATGTGCCGGAGGGCTTTGGCACCTGTGACTGCTGCATCATCGGCGGCGATCTGCTGAGCATCACCGACTACAAGCACGGCAAGGGCGTCCCGGTTTCCGCCGTGGGCAACCCGCAAATGAAACTTTACGCCCTGGGAGCGCTCCGGCGCTATGCCGCCGTGTTCGGTGACACCATCAAGCGGGTCCGCATGACCATTGACCAACCCCGGCTGGACAGCTACACCACGGATGAAATCACCGTGGAGGAGCTGAGGGCCTGGGGCGAGAGTATCAAGCCCATTGCCCAGCGGGCCTTTTCCGGCCTGGGTGAGTTTGTCCCCGGTGACCATTGCCGCTTTTGCCGTGGCAAGGCCCAGTGCCGGGCCCGTGCCAAGGTCAACACCGCCCTGGAGGACTTCAAGGACTGTGTGCCCGCCGGGAGCATCCCGGCGGATGCCCTGGTCCCCCAGGAACACTCCCACACCGGAGCCGTCACTGGCGAGGAGGTCCACCCGCTGCTCACGGATGCCGAGATTGGCGATCTGCTGGAGCGTGGGGCTCAGCTGGTCCAATGGTACAAAGACCTGGAGGCCTACGCCACGGAGGCCCTGCTGGCTGGCAAGGAAATCCCCGGCTGGAAACTGGTGGCGGGCCGGAGCAATCGAACCTTTACCGACCAGGACGCCGCCATCCAGGCCGTCATTGCCGCCGGGTATGATGAGGCCCTGGTCTATGACCGCAAGCCCAAGACACTCTCTGAGCTGGAGAAACTCATGGGCAAGGCTGAATTTGCGGAGAAGATTGGCGGCTTTGTGACAAAGCCTCTGGGCAAGCCCACCCTTGCCCCGGCCTCTGACAAGCGGGAGGCCTACGCCCCCGCCGCCTCTGATTTTGCCGGGGTGAAAGCAGATGCCTAAATACAACACCTGTGCTCACGCCAGGCCAGGGCTCCATCCATTCACCCCTATTGACCTAAAGGACCATGACCCGGTTTTCCCGGTGGCCCCCTGCTGCAAGAGGGCGGTGAGCTACAAGGTGGCGGAGCCCAGGAGCTACCTTTCCGCCATCCCTGACCGGGACCGTTGCGAAAGCTGCCCTATGTTCACGGACCCGGGCAAGCTCATCACCGTCCGATCTGGTGACTTTCGGGCGGACATCTACCTTGACCGGCTGCTGGACCTGCCAGTCACCAACCTCCGCAAACTCATCAAGCTCATCCTCTCAGATACATGGACCAATGAGGCTGCCATTGAACGGCTAACCGCCCATCTGGAGAGTGCTGTGGAGGAGAGCAAGCAGGCCTGGAAACTGGCCTCAAAGGATTATGTGGACGGCTACGAGGCCACCGACTACCTCAAGAGCTACTGCTCTAAAAAGCAGCTGGCGGAGATAACCAAGAACAACAAGCGCCTGGCTGCAAGGGTCAAATCTGCAAAGGCCCTGCATGGGCGCTGGTTGAAAATCCAGACCATCTGGAACGATACGAAACACCCAATGAATTAAGAAAAGGAGATCAAGGATTATGTATCAGAATGACCCCATGAAAGTGCTGACCGGCGAGGTGCGCCTCTCCTACTGCAACCTGACCACCCCCCGGGCCTCCCAGCAGGGCGGTGAGCCCAAGTTTTCCGTCACCCTGCTCATCCCCAAGACCGACACGGCCACCAAGGCGGACATTGACGCCGCCATCAACGCCGCCGCTCAGGAGGCCTTGACCAAGACCTGGAACGGGGCCCGGCCCCCGGTGCTCAAGGTGCCCATCCATGACGGTGACGGCGTGCGCCAGTCCGGTGTCCCCTTTGGCGATGAGTGCAAGGGCCACTGGGTCATCACCGCCAGCACCAAGAACAAGCCCCAGGTGGTGGGCATCGACAACATCAACTGTGAGCTGGCCCCCTCCGACATTTACAGCGGCATGTATGGCCGTGTGACCATCCGCTTTTTCGGCTACTCCAACAGCGGCAACAAGGGCATCGGCTGCGGCCTGGGCAATGTCCTCAAGACCCGTGACGGGGAGCCTCTGAGCGGCCAGGCCTCTGCCGCCTCTGACTTTGCGGGCATTGGGGCATCCCCCGCCGCTCCGGCTCCCAACTACGGTGCCCCTGCGCCCGGCTACGGTGCCGCCCCCATGCCCGCCAACACTCCGCCCTGGAACGGCGGCAACGGCATCAACCCCATCACCGGACAGCCCATGTGATAAGGAGGCCCACTCATGCACCATCTCAGCATTGACCTTGAAACCTACTCCAGCGTGCCGCTGGCAAAGGCCGGTGCCCAGAAGTACATCCAGAGCCCGGACTTTGAAATCCTGCTCTTTGCGTTCAGCCTGGATGGTGCGCCTGTTGAAATCATCGACCTGGCCCGGGGGGAGAGGCTCCCCCCGTGGCTGGTTCAGGCCATCACCAGCCCGGAGTACATCAAGCACGCCTACAACGCCCCCTTTGAGTGGGGCTGCCTCTCAAAGTATCTGGGCACCCTGCCACCCAGCCAATGGCGCTGCACCATGTTCCACGGCCTCTACTGCGGCTATACAGCGGGCCTGGACGCCACCGGCAAGGCCCTGGGGCTCCCTCAGGACAAGCAGAAGCTCAACACCGGCAAGGCCCTCATCCGCTATTTCTGCATACCGTGCAAGCCCACAAAGGCCAACGGACAGAGGACCCGCAACCTGCCCCAGCATGACCCCGCAAAATGGGAGCTTTTCAAAGAGTATTGCAAGCAGGATGTGGTCACGGAGATGGAGATTGAGCGGCGGCTCTCAGCGTTCATGCCCCCGGACTGGGTGCAGAAACAATGGGAAACCGACCTCATCATCAACGCCCGGGGTGTGGCCGTTGACCTGGAGCTGGTCACCGGGGCCCTGTATCTGGGTGATACCGTGCGCCAAAACCTCACAGCGGAGGCCGTGCGGCTCTCCGGTCTGTCTAACCCCAACAGCGTGGCCCAGCTCTCCGCATGGCTCCAGGAGGAGATTGGTGAGGAGCTGGCCGATCTGAGAAAGGACACCGTGGCCCGCCTGCTGGGCCGTGACGATAACAGCGCCCAGGTGAGCCGCATGTTGGAAATCCGGCAAGAGCTGGGCAAGACCTCCACCAAAAAGTATGACGCCATAGAGGCCGCCGTCTGCGATGATGGCCGGGTCCGGGGACTGCTCCAATTCTACGGGGCCAACCGGACAGGGCGCTGGGCCGGGCGGCTGGTGCAGGTGCAAAACCTGCCCCGGACCTACACGGAGCCGCTGGACCTTGCCCGGGAACTGGTCAAGGACCGCAAGCTGGACGCTCTGCGGCTCATCTATGGCAGCGTGCCTGACACCCTCAGCCAGCTCATCCGCACGGCCTTTGTGGCCCCGGAGGGGCATGTCCTCATTGATGCTGACTTTTCGGCCATTGAGGCCCGTGTCATTTCCTGGCTGGCCGGTGAGCAGTGGCGGCTGGAGGTGTTCCGCACTCACGGCAAAATCTATGAGGCCTCTGCCTCTCAGATGTTCGGCGTGCCCCTGGAGCTCATCAAAAAGGGCAACCCAGAGTATGCACTCCGACAAAAGGGCAAGGTGGCTGAGCTGGCCCTGGGCTACCAGGGCAGCACCGGTGCCCTCATCACCATGGGAGCCCTGGACATGGGGCTCACTGAGGAGGAGCTGCCGGACATCGTGAGCCGCTGGAGAGAGGCCAACAAGCGCATCCGTGACCTCTGGTATTCCATGGACAGCGCCGCCGTCCAAGTCATCACAGAGGGCGGCAGCGTGGGCGTCAACGGCCTGCTACTGGCCCGTGAGTACGACTATGACAACGGCACCGACTGCCTCACCATCCTGCTCCCATCCGGGCGCAAGCTCTACTACATCAACCCCAGCATTGGCCAGAACGAATGGGGGCGGCCCTCCATCTCCTACATGGGCATGGACCAGAAAACCAAGCGGTGGAAACGCATTGAAACCTACGGCGGCAAACTGGTGGAGAACTGCGTGCAGGCCATCGCCCGGGACTGTCTGGCCGCATCCATTGACCGGCTGGAGGCCGCCAAGCTCCCTGTGGTGTTCCATGTGCATGATGAGGTGGTCATTGATGTGGCCCCCTTTGCCGATGAGGACACCATGCTCTCCACCGTCTGCTCCATCATGGGGGAGCCGGTGCCCTGGGCACCTGATCTGCCCCTCAAAGCCGCTGGCTGGGTGGGCTACTACTTTACCAAAGACTGAGGAAAGGATTGATTGCCGGTGCAGTATATGGGCGGAAAAAGCCGGATTGCCCGGCAGATTGCAGATTTTATCAATGAGATACCAAGGAGGAAAGTCACGGATTGCCAAGCCCCTTGCCCAGATAATCATGGCTGTGGCGGGGGGGGGGGCTGATTACTTCGTCAGTCTCTTTTGCGGTAGCTGTGCCGTTGAAAGCAAGGTGCAGGGCTTTTCCCACAAGATACTCAACGACCGTCACAAATACCTCATTGCCATGCTCCAGGGCGTCCAAAGCGGCTATGAACTGCCGGAGCGTATCACCCCGGAGGAATACCGTTACATACGGGACCACAAAGATGATGACCCGGCCCTGGCCGGTTTTGTAGGCTTTGGGTGTAGCTTTGGAGGCAAGTGGTTTGGAGGCTACGCCAGAAACGCTACCGGCACCAACTACGCCCTACAAAGCAAACGCTCACTCCTCAAAGATATGGTCACCCTACAAGACGCCCTTTTTGTGTGTGAGGACTACCGCCGGGTGTGCATCCCTCCGGGGGCCGTGATTTATGCGGACCCGCCCTACAACAACACCACGGGGTACAGCGGGGAGCGGTTTGACAGTGCAGAATTTTGGCGGGCCATGCGCCTCCTGGCCGATACCGGCCACACCGTTTTTGTAAGTGAACAAGAGGCACCACCCGGTATTGAGTGCATCTGGGAAAAACCTTTTACCCGCACCCTGGACCGCAACAAGGGCAATCAATTCACCGTTACCGAAAAGCTGTTTTATTTACCACCAAGGAGGCTTGAGCCATGCACATGGTAAACGATAAAGGCGAGGCCGTTTATTACAATCTTGTCCGCAAGAACAACAAGGACTACTGGCTGGTGCAGGGCATCGGCTCCACCGTTGTCTACGGACGGGACCGGGAGCGCCGCAAGAGCCGCCATTTCACCCAGGAGCAGCAGGCGGAGCGCTACCTTGCCCGGCATGGTTTCCGGGCCGATTGACCGCCGTTTTTTTCCGGCGGAAAAACCCCCTCTTATACAGCACTATCTAATTCACTTTAGCCCCCCCGCCACTCAGCGGAGGCGGGGCCGGGAGGCCCACATGAGAATAGGACTTTTTGATGTGGACAGCCACAATTTCCCCAATCTACCTTTGATGAAACTTTCTGCCTGGCACAAGAGCCGTGGAGATACTGTTGAATGGTGGGACCCTGATGATGGCCACTATTCCATTGTTTACGCCTCAAAGGTTTTCACGGAAAGTGTGCTGCCCGCTATCACAAATGCCGACACCGTACACATTGGAGGCTCTGGCATAGACCTCAAGAACAAGCTCCCTTATGAAATCGAACACACCACCCCGGACTACTCCCTCTATCCTCAATTCAAATTTGCTTTAGGATGGCTCACCAGAGGGTGCCCGAGGGCAAACCACGGCTTTTGCATCACTCCTGAAAAGGATGGGTGCCGGTCAATTAAAACGGCTGACCTCAGCGAATTTTGGACCGGGCAAAAGCAGATTTATCTACTGGACCAAAACCTCCTGGCTTGCAAAGATGACCGCATAGACCTGATACGGCAGCTGGCGGCATCCAAAGCAGAGGTGGAGTTTGGCGGGGGCATGGATGTCCGATTTATGACGGATGAGGTCATTGAGGAGCTGCGCCATGTTCGGGTCAAAGATTATCACTTTGCGTGGGATGACCCAAAAGAGGACCTTTTTCCCCAGTTTTCAAAGGTGGCCTCAAGCGGCCTTTTCCCAGCCCGGAAAATCGGCGTCTATGTTCTGACCAATTATTGGTCAAGCCATGAGGAGGACCTGCTCCGCATCTACAAGCTCCGCATATTGGGCTACTGCCCCTATGTGATGATCTACGACAAGCAGAAATTTGCAGACGCCAGAGGGCGGCTCCTCCCCGATGTGTGGGATAGATACACGCCGGAGCAAATTTTCCATTTTAAGCTGTGCCAGCATCTCCAGCGCTGGACATCCAACCGGGCCCTCTGGGCCTCTTGCCAAACGGTCAACGACTACCGGCCATACATCCAGTTTTTGACTAAATGGCCGGATATTTTAAGGAGGCATCAACATGAAAATCATCTCTCCCAGCTTTGAAATTCTCACCCCGCTGGACGGCCAGGCCATCCTCAAACACATTGAGCTGTGCGGGCGGGTGTGCTACAAGTCGGAGGACAAAATCACCGACACCAGCGCCGCCACCTTTGTGGCCAGCATCATCAAGCGAGGCCATGAGGCCGTGCTGGAGCACTATGACATCACCGTCAAGTTTATCTGTGACCGGGGCGTGTCCCATGAGCTGGTCCGGCACCGCCTGGCCTCCTACTGTCAAGAAAGCACCCGCTACTGCAACTACTCCAAAGACGGATTTGGCGGAGAAATCACTGTCATCTGGCCCTATTTTCTGTCAAAAGGGAGCACCGCCATGCAGCATTGGGTGTGGGCCTGCCGCCAGGCGGAAGATGCTTATTTCAACATGCTCAACTTTGGATGCACGCCCCAGGAGGCCCGGTCCGTGCTGCCCAACAGCCTCAAGACGGAGGTGGTGATGACCGCCAACCTCCGGGAATGGCGGCATTTTTTCAAGCTCCGCACGGCTCCGGCGGCCCACCCCCAGATGAGAGAGGTGGCCATCCCGCTGCTCCACCGGATGCAGGAGCTTGTTCCCGTGGTGTTTGATGATCTGGAGGTGCCCCATGAAAAGAGCTGAAATACTGGAGGCCGCCCGTGTCTGTGTCTGCGGAGAGCGTGAGCGGGACTACGGCACCCCGGAAAACAACTTTGAAACCATTGGCCTGCTGTGGGGTGTCTACCTGCGAGCAGCTCACCCGGAGCTGGCCAGGGTCATGGCCGTCAACCACATCACCGCCAAGGATGTGGCCGCCATGATGGGGCTGCTCAAGGTGGCCCGGATTGCCACCGGAAACAAAGCGGACAGCTTTGTGGACCTGGCCGGTTATGCGGCATGTGCTGGCGAGATTGCCACCGCTGAGGACTGAGAAAGGAGGCCTTGACCCATGAGCAAACGCAAAAAGCACCGCCGTCCGGTGCCCAAGACCTGTGACCCCAACCTCTGCGACCATTGCATGTATCTGGGTGAGGGTGACTTTGTGTGTGACCTCAATGGCCTGGGACCGGAGGAAACGGTCTTTGTGCTGGAGGATTGGGAGCCCACGGAGCATTTCCTCCAATGCCAAAAGGGGGAGCAGCATGGCCAGAAATAAATACCCTGGCCGCTGCTACTGCTGCGGCCAATGGACCCCGCCCGGATATGGCCATTTTGAACGGCACAAAGGACACTGGCGCATCAAATGCGTCAAGTGTGCCAGCGGACGGGTCCTCACCGACAAAGACCCTGGAGTGATCTGGGCACAAAAAGCAGCCAAGGAGGCCCGCCATGAATAGGCAGGAGCGCCGCAAGCTGAAAAAGCAGGGCATCCAGGTGCCCAAGGACCCCAGCATCAACATCAAGCTCTCCGATCTGGGCCGGGACATTATGACCCCGACCATGGAGAGCGCCATGATGCACGAAATCAATCAACAATGCCTGGAGGCAGACAAGCGCTTTTCCCTTGACCTGGACACCATGGTCATCTGGACCCTGTACCAGTGCTATGGATGGAGGGAAAAGCGCCTCCATGACTTTTATCTGGCGATGGCCAAAGAACACCGCCGGATGCGTGAATTTTATGAAATGGATGACCTTTACCCCGAGCGCTACAAACTCAAGGAAAAGGGCATTGATATTGAAAAATGGCAAGAGGAGGTGCTGAACAATGACCCCTAAACCCTGGGAAAACGGTGAGGGCTACCCTGACCCCACCGCCTACAACGCCCTGCGGCCCATCATGCAGGAGGACGCCGCCCTGGAGGGAAAGGTCAATTTTCTCATCAAGGTGCTCAAATTCATCATAGCGGAAAGCGGCTTTGAGCTGCTGGCCCGTATTGAAATCAAGGACAAAAAGACCGGGAGGTGTTTCAGGTAAAAGCTACTGACACCGAAAGCACCAGAGGGGTGCTCCAGGTCATTGAGGCCATCGGCCTGCCCGCTGTGCTGGAGCAATGCGCTGAGGAGCTGGCCGAACTGACCCAGGCCTCTCTCAAAATGGCCAGAAAGCTCCGGGGTGAAAACCCCACACCCGTGACCCATGCACAAGCGGCAGCGCATCTGCATGAGGAGCTGGGAGATGTCCGCCTGTGCCTCAAGGTCCTGGATGTCGCTATGGGCGGATATAACACCACCGCCGTGGAGGCGGAAAAGCTCCGGCGCTGGCTGGAACGAATAACCCAAGAACAGAAAAACCCAGAGTAAGAGGTGCCCGCCCATGCAATATGACCGCAAAATAACAATATCGGCCGGAAGTAACCGGCGGGCCATGACCTGGCAACAGCAAACCATGCTCATCTCTGAGCTTTGGGCCAGGCTCCAGACCCCGGCCAGAGGCACGGAAACCCTGGCTGAATATCTGAATATGAAAAAGGCCCAGCAGGATGACCTCAAGGATGTGGGCGGCTTTATGGCCGGCACACTGTCCGGGCCCCGGCGCAAGGCCAACAATGTGACCGGGCGTGATGTCATCACCCTGGACCTGGACAACATCCCCTCCGGTGGCACGGAGGATGTCCTGCGCCGGGTGGATGCTCTGGGGTGCGGCTATTGCATTTACAGCACCAGAAAGCACAGCCCGGCAGCGCCCCGCTTGCGTGTTCTGCTGCCCGCTGACCGGACCATGACGGCGGATGAATATGAGCCCGCCGCCCGGAAAATGGCGGAATACATAGGCCTGGAGCTTATGGACCCCACCACCTTTGAGGTGTCCCGGCTCATGTATTGGCCGTCCTGCTGCTCTGACAGCCAGTATGTCTACCGCTGGCAGGACAAGCCCCTCATCTCCGTCAACGGCCTGCTGGCCCAATATGCCGACTGGCAGGACTGCACCACCTGGCCCCAAGTGCCGGGCGCTCTGAGCCTCCCCAAGCTGGCCGTCAAGCAAGGTGACCCGGAGGCCAAGACCGGCGTGGTGGGCGCTTTCTGCCGCACCTATGACATCTACCGGGCCATGGATGAGCTCATCCCCGGCATGTATGAGGCCGTGGACACGATGCCTGGCCGGTACACCTACCTGGGCGGCTCCACCACCGGTGGCGCTGTGATCTACGACAACGGCAAATTTCTTTACAGCCACCACGCCACCGACCCGTGCAGCGGGCGGCTGGTCAATGCCTTTGACATGGTACGCCTCCACCGCTTTGGGGACAAGGACGATGAGGCCCAGCCCGGGACCCCCACAAACCGCCTGCCGTCCTACAAGGCCATGTGTGAGCTGGCGGTCCAGGATGCCGATGTGGCCGCCCTGATGAGCCAGGAGCGCTACCAGGAGGCCGTCCGGGACTTTGAGGGCGTGGAGCCCACCAATGAGGAGGACCCCGCCAACTGGATGGCCAAGCTGGCCGTGAACACCCAGACGGGGCTCCCCAAGGCCACCATTGACAATGTGTGGATTATCCTGGAGCATGACCCCCTCCTAAAAGGCAAGTTTGCCCTCAACCAATTTGCGGGCCGTGGTGAGGTCCTGGGGCCCCTACCGTGGGACAACCGCACGGAGCGCCGCTTTTGGGATGACAACGACAACCAGGACCTCTACTGGTACATGGAGAGATACCACCACATCACCGGCAATGGGAAGATTGACGGGGCCCTCTCCCTGCACTCCACCGCCCATGCTTTCAACGACATCCAGGACTATCTCCGGGGCCTGGTCTGGGACGGAGTGCCACGCCTGGACACCCTTTTCATTGACTACCTGGGGGCCGTGGACAGCCCCTACACCCGAGCCGTCACCCGCAAGTCATTCACCGCCGCCGTGGCCCGTGCCATGGTCCCCGGCACCAAGTATGACACCATGCTCATCCTGTCCGGGGCTCAAGGCCTGGGCAAAAGCACCCTGCTGGATAAGATGAGCCGGGGCTGGTTCAATGACAGCATCCGCACCTTTGAGGGCAAGGAGGCCTCTGAGCTGCTCCAGGGTGTTTGGCTGGTGGAGATTGCGGAGCTGGACGCTTTCCGGCGCACAGACATTGCCCGCATCAAGCAGTTTCTCTCACTACGGGCTGACCGTTTCCGGGCCGCTTATGGCCGCCATGTCAAGGAGCTGCCCCGCTGCTGCGTCTTTTTCGGCACCACGAATGTGAGCGCCTACCTCCAGGACAGGACCGGCAACCGCCGTTTCTGGCCCGTGGATGTGGGCCTGGGCCCCGTCACAAAGAATGTGTGGGCTGATCTGCCGGGAGAGATTGACCAGCTGTGGGCGGAGGCCGTGGTCCGCTGGAGGACCGGAGAGGCCCTTTTCCTCAAAGGCGATCTGGAGGAGGCCGCCAAGGCCAAGCAGGAGGAGCACCGTGAGGTGAGCACCCGGGAGGGCCTCATCACGGACTTTCTGGAGCGCCAGGTGCCGGAGGACTGGCCCAGCTGGCCGCTGGACCGCCGCCGCATGTTCTGGGCGGGGGCCGTGCAGGGTGATGTCAAGCTGGTGGACCGTGACCGGGTGTGTGCCCTGGAGGTCTGGTGTGAGGCCCTGGACGGCAAGCAGCGGGACATGAGATACAGCGACACGGCGGAAATCAACAGCATCATTGAGGCCTCTGCTGACTGGGAGAAAAGCGCCAACTCCATGCGCTTTGGCTATTGCGGAAAGCAGCGTGGTTTTCTCCGCCGGAGGGACATTTGACCCCCGGAACATTGAGCGGAACATTGGGTGGAACATTCAAAAAACGGCCTCCAATGTTCCGGGACATGTTCCGGGCAATGTTCCGGGCAATGTTCCGGGCAAAACCCTTGAAAACACTGGATTTTTTGGCAAGTGGAACATTGGAACATTCATTTTCTATTGATTGTGAAATAGAGTAAATAGAGAGAAAAAAAACTCTCTAACCCGCCTGTATGCGTATATGTATAGAAATCAATGTTGACAATGTTCCACCCCCTCAGATTGGAGGTTGAAAAGCATGAGAGAAAGCAGCATAGAAAGCTACCTTGTCCGCAAGGTGAAAGAGCACGGCGGCCTATGCTATAAGTTTGTATCACCCGGCAATCCTGGTGTGCCTGACCGCATCATCATCACCCCCACCGGCAAGACGGTGTATGTGGAGCTGAAAACAGAGATTGGGAGGCTGGCCAAGGTCCAGAAATGGCAGAGAGGTGAGCTGGAGAAACGAGGGGCGGATGTCCGGGTGCTTTATGGGATGGACGCCGTGAAAGATTTTTTGAGGGAGGTTTTCACCGATGCAGTACACCCCGCATAACTACCAAGCCTACTGCATTCAGCGGGTGGTGGAGGACCCGGCCATTGGGCTGTTTCTCCGGCCAGGCCTGGGCAAAACCGTCATCACCCTCTCTGCCGTCAATATTCTCAAGTATTTCCGCTGGCAGGTGGCCAAGGCCCTGGTGGTGGCCCCCAAAAAGGTGGCAGAGGCCACCTGGAGCAAGGAGGCGGCCAAGTGGGACCACCTCCAACATCTCCGGGTGTCCACCGTCCTGGGGAGCGCCAGCAAGCGCATCAAGGCCCTCAACACTCCGGCGGATGTCTATGTGACCAACCGGGAGAACTTTGAGTGGCTGGTGGACTACTACCAGCAGGCCTGGCCGTTTGATATGGTCATCTTTGATGAGAGCACCAGTTTCAAGAACTCCCAGAGTAAGCGTTTCAAGGCCGCCAAGCGCATCCGCCGGTTTATCAAGAAAGTGGTGCTGCTGACCGGCACGCCGTCCTCCAAAGGCTTGATTGATCTGTGGGCCCAGGTGTACCTCCTGGATGGCGGTGAGCGCCTGGGGCCGTCCCTGTCCGCCTACCGGGAGCGATACTTTGACCCAGATAAGAGAAGCCGGACCCAGATTTTTTCCTACAAGGCCAAGGATGGAGCTGAGAGCGCCGTGCTGGATGCCATCTCAGACATCTGCATCTCCATGAAAGCGGAGGACTATTTGCAGCTGCCGGACTTCATCCAGCATGAAATCCCCGTCCTCCTGGATGCTAAGGCCAAAAAGGCCTATGACCAGTTTGAGCGGGACCTGCTGCTGGAGGTGGATGAGGACATCATCACGGCGGGCACCGCCGGGGTGCTGGTGGGCAAGCTGCTGCAATTCTGCAACGGGGCTGTGTATGGCAATGACGGCAAGGTGGTCCCAGTCCATGACTGCAAGCTGGAGGCTTTCACAGAGCTGCTGGAGCAGCTGAACGGGGAGCATTGCCTCACATTCTACGGCTACCAGCACGACAAGGACCGCATCCTGGAGCGCATTGAGAAGTACAACCGGGGCCGGGCCGAAAAGCTGAGGGTCCGGGTCTACAAGGGCGTGGAGGATGAGGAGGCCTGGAACGCCGGAGAGGTGGATGTGCTGCTGGTGCATCCGGCCTCTTGTGCCTACGGCCTCAACCTCCAGGCCGGTGGCCGCCATGTGGTGTGGTACGGCCTCAACTGGAGCTTTGAGCTGAATGACCAGGGAAACTGCCGCCTGTACCGGCAGGGCTCCCCCTACGAAAAAGTGTTTGTGCATTACCTCATTGTGCAGGGCTGTGAGGATGAGGATGTCATGGCCACCATACGGGACCGGGCAGACACCCATGAGGCTGTCATGCGGGCCCTCAAGGCCAGAATACGCAAGGTAAAGGAGAGTGCAACATGAGCAACCCAACAATGATTTTGAATGGTGACCAGATTTTCTGTGATGAGCTCATCCGGGAAAACGCCAGGCTGACTGTGCAGCATGAGGTGGACCAGCAGAAAATTGAAGCCCTGGAGCAGCAGGTGGCTGACCAGGCGGAAAACATCGCCAGCCTGGAGGTCCACTCCTACGCACGGGAGAATTTTGAGGACTTGCAGTATTACAAGAAACAGTTAATCAAGGCCCTTGAGGACCTGCGCTATGTCATGGCAGGCGGTGACCCCTGCAAGGTATGCCGCAAAAAGTGCATGATGGGCGAGGGCAACTGCCAGCCGGTGTGGAGAGGCGGCGATGTGGAATGACCTTGAAAGAACTGTCCCAGCTTTACTACCTCAACCGGGAGATTGAGATGGACAAGCGCCGCCTCCAGGAGCTTGAGGTCAAAGCGCTGCCGGGGGCCCAGGTCATCACCGGGATGCCACACGCCCCGGGTGTGACGGATAAGGTGGGAGAATATGCGGCGGAGATTGCCGATCTGCGGGGCATCATAGAGGCCAAGCATCAGCAATGCCTCTATGAGCGGAGCCGCCTGGAGCGTTACATCTCCAGCATTGATGACAGCCTCCTCCGGCAGATTTTCACCTATCGTTTTGTCAATGGACTCCCCTGGCGGCAGGTGGCCGCCTGTGTCGGAGGAGGTAACACTTCGGATGGCTGCCGCATGATGGTGTCACGCTATTTGGAACGAAACTAAATCCGTTCGGTTTGTTCGCTACATAGTGTGCTACAATGTAACTGCGGGTGTATGCCTCATCATGGTATTACCTCCTTTGAGGGTGGCGGCAGGGTGACGGAAGTGAAACCAGACCCCTGCCGCCATTCACTATGTCTTTTTGGCTGCTTTTCTCACAGAAAAGCGGCTTTTTATTATGTTTTGGGGTGGTGAGCGTGGCAAAGTTAAGAGGAAAACAGGAGCGGTTTGTTCAGGAATACCTGATTGACAGAAACGCCACCGCTGCTGCTATTCGTGCCGGATATAGCAAAAAGACAGCGAGAGCAATAGGTGCAGAAAACCTTACAAAACCTAACATTGCCGCTGAAATTGAGAAACGGAGCAAACGGCTTGTGAGCAAGCTGGAAATCACGCAAGAGAGAGTGAGGGAGGAATTAGCCGCTATTGCTTTTGCTAATGGCACAGATTTTGCGACCATCACCCGCAACGGCCTTGTCCGGCTCATCCCCACGGATGATCTGCCGGAGGACAAGAAAAAGGCCATCGCCTCCATCAAAGAGGGAAAATTTGGCGTTGAGGTCAAACTCAGCGATAAGGTCAAGGCCCTGGAGCTGCTGGGCAGGGATATGGGTATGTTTGGCGGCGGCAGCGGTCCAGACAGCGAACAGGAAAACAACATTTTTGAGGTCATAGACCAGAGCACCAGAGAGGAGATAGACACGGATGATATACCAGAAATTGAGCCCCCGGCAAAACCTGGCCATGACCTGGTGGAATAGGCCGGGCTTTGGGGACTATGACGGCATCATCTGTGACGGCTCCATTCGATCTGGCAAGACCGTGGCCATGACGGTGGGCTTTATCATGTGGGCCATGTGCCGCTTTCAAGGTCAAAACTTTGCGCTGTGCGGCAAGACCATTGAGAGCTTGCGGCGCAATGTGACCTCCAACCTGCCAAACTGGCTGGCAGGGGTGTTTTCTTTTCGGGAATACCGCACGGAAAACAAGATTGTGGTGACTGCCGCCGGGCGGAGCAATAACTTTTACCTGTTCGGCGGGCGGGATGAAAGCAGCGCTGCTCTCATCCAGGGCATCACCCTGGCGGGCGTCCTGCTGGATGAGGTGGCCCTCATGCCCCGCTCCTTTGTGGAGCAGGCCTGTGCCCGCTGCTCTGTGGACGGCTCAAAGCTCTGGTTTAACTGTAACCCAGAGGGGCCGTCCCACTGGTTTTATCTAAACTGGATATTGGAGGCCGCCAAGCGGAACATGCTGCACCTCCATTTCACCATGGATGACAACCTCAGCCTCTCCGCCTCCGTCAAGGCCAGGTATGAGAGCCTTTACTCTGGCGTGTTTTATGACCGCTTTATCCGGGGCCTCTGGGTGGTGGCGGAGGGGCTGATTTATACCATGTTCAACAAGGATTTTCATGTGGTGCCGGATGCTCCCCGGCCCTATGACCGTTACTACATTTCCATTGACTACGGCACCGCAAACCCCACCAGCATGGGGCTCTGGGCCCGGGCAGGCGGGAAATGGTATCGCATCCGGGAGTATTACTACAATAGCCGCAAGGTGGGCCGCCAGCTCACCGATGAGGAATATTATGCAGAGCTGGAAAAGCTGGCCGGTGATCTGTCCATCCGGGCGGTCATCGTTGACCCCTCAGCGGCCAGCTTTATTGAGGTCATCCGGCGGCATGGCCGCTTTTATGTGGAAAAGGCCTCCAACTCTGTCCTGGACGGCATCCGGGATGTGGCCACCAGGCTCCAGAGCGGGGACATCTTCATCTGCTCCTGCTGTACGGACTGCATCCGGGAGTTTGGGCTCTATCGCTGGGACGAAAAGGCCCCCATGGACCGGCCCATCAAGGAGAATGACCACGCCATGGACGAGGTGCGCTATTTTGTCCACAAGGTCTTTGCGCCCGAGATTTTCAGCTTTTGAGGTGTGCCATGGGAAGTGTAAGCAAACTGAGCGATAAGTGTAAAAAGTGCCCTCATGTGAGCTGTTGCGATAAGAAACGGAAAGTGGCATGTGCTATTGCAGAATTGCCGGAGCCTATGGTTGAGGCCAATGTTTCTGCAAATACAGCTCCGGTGATGGCGGATGTTTTGGTCAAGCACAATTACCGAGATGTGCATATTGGACCCGAAACCATAACGGTTGATCTGGAGGACATCAAAGAGCGGCTGTCCAGAGATTTTTATAAAGCGGCGGGCCTCTCTATTGGTTTGTGAGGTGCGCCATGTTTGAGCAGCAGTATGTTTTATCTAAGATTGAGCAATGGGCGGAGCGCCTGCCATATAACACTCTGCGGATTGAGGTGGAGCTCCCTGGGCAGACCCTCACGCTGGAGAAGTGCAAAGCCCGGCCCATTGGATTTACCCCCCCAACAGGAAAACCAGAAAAGGAGGTGATGCACGGTGGTGGTGCTTAATTTGCGGGATGACTGTGTGGCCAGGGCGGCCACCAATTTCCGCCGGGGCATGACGGACAAGCGCTTTTTGGAGCTTGAAATCACGGCCTGGCTGGGCTCCAAAGAGCGCAAACGGCAGCTGGCCGGTGAGGCCTACTATGACGGGGACCAGGAGGTGCTCCGCCGCAAGCGCATTGCCCTGGACGATGACGGAAACATCAAGGTGCTGGAGCATCTGCCCAATAACCGATTGGTCCACAACATCTATGCCAAGATGGTGGACCAGAAAACCAATTATTCCTTTGGGCGGCCTTTTTCTCTTGATACTGAAAACAAGGCCTATGCAGAGGCCCTCTCCACCGTCTTTGGGTCCCGTTTTCAGCGGACCATGCACAACATTGGAGAGGGTGCCTGGATTGGCGGCAAGTGCTGGGTGTTTCCCTACTACGACCAAAACGGGGAGCTGGCTTTCCAGCGCTTTCCCGCTGATGAGGTTTTGCCTTTTTGGGCGGATGCTGACCACACCATCCTGGATGCTGCTGTCCATGTCTATGTGGTGCTGGAGTATGACGAAACCGAACAGACCAAGGATGTGGTCAAGGTGGAGGTCATGCACGGCGGTGGCGTGGATTGCTTCATCCGCCGGGATGATGGCACCCTGGAGCCGGACGATTTTGCCCGCTCTGTGCCGTACATAACCAACACGGACCCCCAGACAGGCGAGGAAACCGGCTACAACTGGGAGCGCATCCCCCTGGTGTGTTTCAAGAGCTCCCACCATGAAATCCCCCTGCTGTCCAGGGTGCGGTGTCTGCAAGACGCCTATAACAACATCATCTCCAATTTTGCCAACCAGATGGAGGAGGACATTCACTCCACCATCCTGGTCATCAAGAACTATGACGGGGAGGACCTGGGACGGCTCCGGGCCAACCTGGCCACCTATGGCGTCATCAAGGTCCGCTCTTTTGAGGGCTCTGAGGGCGGAGTGGACACCCTCCAGATTGAGGTCAACGCCGAAAACTACAAGGTGCTGCTCTCTCTGCTCAAGGATGCCATCATTGAGAACGCCCGGGGCTACGATGCCAAGGATGAGCGCATGAGCGGAAACCCCAACCAGATGAATATACAGAGCATGTACTCTGACATTGATCTGGACGCCAATGGCATTGAGATGGAGTTTCAGGCCTCCATGGAGGAACTGCTCTGGTTTGTCAATAAGCACCTGGCCAACACTGGCCGGGGGAGCTTTGACGGCACGGAGGTCAAGGTCATCTTTGACCGGGATGTCCTCATCAATGAAACGGAGGCCATCAACAACTGCAAGAACTCTGTGGGCATCCTCTCCGATGAAACCATCGTGAAAATGCACCCCTGGGTGAGCGACCCGGAGCAGGAGCTCCAGCGCATCAAGGATGAGAAAGAGGAGGCCATGGCCGACCCCTACCAAGCCGCCTTTATGAAAAACCGGCAGAATGGCGGGGACGGCTCCGGCAATCCCGTGACCGATCAGAACGGCGGTGGCGGCAATGCCGAGGAATAACCTCCAGCGCAATGCGGACTACTGGGTCCAGCGCATGAAAAACATGGAGGGTGCCCTGCTGGACCAGTCATACTCCTATGTGGAAAACCTGGATGCCCAATTCCGGGCCGCTGAGGCTGAGATTGAGCGCCAGATGTCCGCATGGTACAGGCGCTTTGCTGCCAACAATGACATCACCCTGGCAGATGCCAAGCGGCTACTCAACAGTGATGAGCTGGCGGAGTTTCGCTGGACGGTTGAGGACTACATCAAGCACGGTGAGGAAAACGCCCTCACCGGGGCCTGGATGAAAGAGCTGGAGAACGCCAGCGCCAGGGTCCACATCTCCCGGCTGGATGCCCTCAAAATCCAGCTCCAGCAACAGGCAGAGCTCCTCTATTCCAATCAGCTTGACTACATAGACCGGGCCGCCCGGCAATCCTACACCGGGAGCTTTTACCACACGGCCTATGAGGTCCAAAAGGGCCTGGGCGTGGGCTGGACCATGCAGGCCGTCAATGAGGGGACCATCACCAAGGTCCTCTCCCGGCCATGGACTACGGACGGCCAGACTTTCCGGGACCGCTGCTGGACCAACAAGCAGAGCCTTGTGAACAGCGTCAACACCCAGCTCACCCAGATGATTATACGGGGAGAGGCTCCAGACCGGGCCATCTCCGCCATCTCCAAGCAGTTTGAGGTGTCCCGCTCCAAGGCGGGCCGCCTGGTGATGACGGAAAGCGCCTATTTCTCCAGCGCCGCTCAAAAGGACTGTTTCAACGCCCTGGGCGTGGAGAAATACAGGATTGTGGCCTCTTTTGACCGGGACACCTGCGGCCTGTGTTCGGCGCTGGACGGCAAGGTGTTCAAGATGTCGGACTACCAGGTGGGGCTCACCGCTCCGCCGTTCCATCCCTGGTGCCGCTGCTGCACCGCCCCCTACTTTGAGGACATGGAGGGCCTGGGGGAGCGCTGGACCCGCAACCCGGACGGCACCACCACAAAGGTCCCGGCAAACACCACCTTTGCCCAATGGCGGCAGAGCTTTGTGCAGGGACCTACTCCTGGTTTACAGGTGGCCTCCGGGAGTGGTACAATGGCCGCAAAGGCAACCACGCATTTCCAGAGTGTTGTGCAGGGCTTGCCCGCATCCCCCAACGGCTACACGGACGCCCTTGAGCAACACTATGCGTCCGGCAATCAGACGGCCCAGGCTGTCTTTGAGCGCTATGTCCAGCCCGGCTCCGTTGCGGATGGGGCTTTCTCCGGCACGCCGCATTTTGACAGCCGCATCCAAAAGGTTAAAATGAATTTTGCCAACGACATGACGGACCCCAGAGGCCCAGCAACAACCTTTTTCCATGAACACGGCCATTATATTGATTTTATGTCGTGCGCCGGGAGCGGCTACACATCCATGCAGACGCCAGACTTTGGCGACGCCTTGAAAAAGGACTTTGAGGCCTATGTCAAGGCTACCATGAAAGCCCACGGCACAAAGAGAAAGACGGATGCCTATGCAATCATCTCTCAGGAGCTCCGTGGGGCGCTGCCCAATGCAATCTCCGATCTGTTCGGCGGAATGTCCCGCAACAAGTGCGCTGGCACATACGGCCATTGGAACACACGCTACTGGACCTACTCCGGGATGCTGGAGAAAGAGGCCTTTGCCCACATGTTTGCCGCTCAATTCGATGCTGACCGCTACGCTTTGATGCAGAAATACTTTCCCACCGCTTTGGCGGAGTTTGAGAAACTGCTGAAAGGGGTGACAACGCCATGATTAAGTATTCCGATGTGACAACCAACCCAGAGCTCCAGGAGGCCGCCACCGCTTATGCGCAGGCCTTTGGGGGCCGCTTTGTGGGGGATGAGCCGGGCCCCGGCCTGGTGTATTTGGACGCCAACGGGACCGCCTACGGCCCCCCGGACGGCTACACCAAAGAGGACCTGCTCACGGCTCTGGAGGGGGGCAAGGACACCCTCCCCTCTATCTGGACCAATTTGGATGAGCTGGATATTGACCCAGACATCCTCTACTGACCCGATGATGAAAGCATCGTGCTGAAAAGCACGGTGCTTTTTTCATACCCAAATACCGCCGAGCCCCGGCGGAAACCAACAGGGGCGCTGCCATACCGGGACTGGCCGGACACAAGGAAAGCAGATAACAGGAGGTAACACAACATGAAACTTTTATGGCTCAAGGAAATCATTGGCGATGCCTACACGGAGGACATGGACGCCGCCGCCTGCCAGGCGATTGGCAAGGACTTTGTTGCCCGTGCGGACTTCAACGCCAAAAACACCCGTGTCAAGGAGCTGGAGGCCCAGGTGGGCCAGCTTGAGGAGGCCGCCAAGGGACACGCCAAGCAGCTTGAGGAGCTGAAAAAGTCCGCTGGCGACAACGAGGAGCTGACCCGCAAGATTGGCGAACTGGAGCAGCAGAACAAGGCGGACAAGGCCGCTTATGAGAAAGAGCTGGCCACTATCCGGCTGACTGCCTCCGTGGACGCCGAACTCACCGCCGCCGGAGCCAAGAACAACACCGCTGTCCGGGCTCTCCTGGCCGACTACCTTAAGGACGCCAAGATTGAGGACGGCAAGGTGGTGGCCAAGGTGAACAATGAGAGCATCACCCTGGCCGCCAAAATCGAGGCCATGAAAAAGGACGCCAACACGGACTTTCTCTTTGGGAGCACCGGGGCCAAGCTGACCGGCTGGAAACCCGGCGACCCCGACACCGGGCGGAAACCCGGCGAGGGGAAAAAGCCCTCTGAGATGTCCTATTCCGAGCTGGCGGCTTTCCTGGCCGAAAACCCGGACGCCAAGCTGGAATGAGGTGACAACATGCGAAACATCACAACCCCTGCCAAAGCCGTGTCTTTTGAGGACGCCTTGAGAAATCTGGCGGCCAAGCTGACCGGCAAGCCCGCCGCATCCCTGCCCCGCACCCAGGAGGCCGTGGTGCAGTACATTGCGGACAACATCTCCTCCGTGAAAGAGCTGACGGACGCCCTGGCCAAAGAGCTGGCCATCCGGCTGACCCAGGAGCTTGCGGAGGCCATTGTCCAGGAAGTCATGGACCGTCTGGCCCCAGCGGGCACAGGGGCGGCCCAGGACGGCCCGGAGGATGAGCCGGAGGGTGATGATACCACCGGCACCAAAGAGGCCCCCAGGGGCCGCAAGCGCAAGCCCAACACCAACTAATTTGCAGAAAGGAAGATTGAACTATGCCTAACACCAAGTTTGACGCCAAGTCTTTCAATCCCCAGGCTTTCAAGTATGCGGTGGACCGCATCCCCCGCACCCGCCTCAATGAAATGCGGAAGTCCAGAGCGCTGGCGGGCAACCCCGACATCCGGGATGTGTTCAGCACCCAGGGCGGCACCGGCTATGCCCGCATCGCCATGCGGGGCCTGCTGGACGGCGATGCCGTCAACTATGACGGCCAGACCGACATCACCGCCACCTCCACCAAGACCTTTGAGCAGGGCGTGGTGGTCATTGGCCGTGCCAAGGCCTGGACTGAAAAGGACTTTTCCTTTGACATCACCGGCGGCATTGACTGGATGGACAATGTAGCCCAGCAGGTTTCCGAGTATTGGCAGGACATTGACCAGGACACCATCCTGGCTGTCCTCAAGGGCGTCTTTGCCATGACCGGCGGCCAGAGCGCTGAATTTGTGGCCAAGCACACCTATGAGGTGGCGGGCAACATGGAGGCCACCACCATGAACAGCGCCACTGCCCAGGCCTGCGGTGACCGTAAGAAGAAATTTTCCCTGGTGTTCATGCACTCCGTTGTGGCCACCAACCTGGAAAACCTCAACCTGCTCACCGCCCTCAAGTACACCGACAAGGACGGTGTGACCCGTGACCTGACCCTCTACACCTGGAACGGCAAGACCGTTGTGGTGGATGACGGGATGCCTGCCACGGACGGCTATTTCCCCGCCAGCGCCTCCGATGAGGGAGCGCTCCAGGTCAAGGCCTCCGGTGCTACTGCTGGCCAGATCAACCAGGCGGAGGTCACCCCCTACTTTGGCGAGGGCACCCCTGCGGTGGACAGCTATGTGGTCCCCGGCACCCGCTACACCACCTATGTGCTGGGCGAGGGCGCTATCAGCTTTGAGGACATCGGTGCCAAGGTCCCCTATGAAATGGCCCGTGACCCCAAGACGGACGGCGGTGTGGACACCCTCTACACCCGCCAGCGTAAGGTGTTCTCTCCCTTTGGCATCTCCTACGAAAAGACCAGCCAGACCACTCTCTCCCCCACGGATGCAGAGCTGGCCAACGGTGCCAACTGGTGCCTGGTCCATTCTGGTGAGAGCGGTGAGGGGGACCGCTCCTACATCGCCCACAAGGCCATCCCCATTGCCCGCATCCTCTCCAGAGGCTAAGGACATGGAGGGCGTGTATGAGGCCGTGGTGGACCGGCTGGCCATGCTGGGCTACACTGTCACGGACGATGACGAAACCGGCCTTAAATACACCATCCGCAAGTGTGAGGCGGAGCTTTTGGCGAACATCAACCACCGAAAGCTCCCGCCTCCTCTTTTTTACACCCTTGTGGACATGGTGGCCGGTCATTTCCTGTTTGATAAGAAAGCCGCCGGAGGGCTGGATGGGCTGGAGGGCTTTGACTTCAACGCTCCCGCCAAGAGCATCACGGAGGGGGACATCTCCGTGACCTTTGCCGGGGCCAGCGATGGTGCAAGCAATGCGGAAAGCCGCTTTGACGCCATGCTGGCCCAGCTCATGCACCCGGCAGAGAGCACCCTGGCGGCTTTTCGGAGGCTGAGATGGTAGTCCCCGCTGCCTACAAAAAGGCTATCCAGAGCCTCTGGACTGGCCTGGCCACCGTCACCGTGCGGCAGGGTGTGCTCAACCCTGCCAATGGCCGCACGGAGCCGGTGGAGAAAGTGACGGCCTCCGGCCTACCCTGCCGCATTTCCCACCAGACCGTCAAGAGCACCGAACCCACCGAGGAGGCGGCCCTGGTGGCCCAGACGGTGACGCTCTATATTGACCCGTCCGTGGACATCCCGGAGGGCTCTAAAATCACGGTGACCCAGAACGGCGTCACCCGTGACTATGAGCGGAGCGGCAAACCTGCCGTTTACACCTGCCACCAGGAGGTCCCCCTGGAGCTGTTCAAGGAGTGGGCCTAATGCGGTGGGGCGATGTCGATTACAAGCAGCTCCAAAAGCTACGGGATAACCTGCAAAAGCTCCAGGACATGGACCTGGACAAATTTTGTGAGGATGTGTCCAAAGAGCTGGCCGCCCGGCTGCTGGCCCTGGTCATCCCCCGCACCCCGGTGGGGCAATACCCCCGGAGCAGCGGAAAAAAGGGCGGCACCCTGCGCCGGGGCTGGACCGCCCGGACCGAGCAGGAGGCGGCGGGCGGCGGGAAAGTAGACCCCGCCGCCTACGCCAACGCTCTGCCAGTTTTCAAGAGGGGGCGGACCTTTTACATCGAGGTCATCAACCCTGTCCACTACGCCAGCTATGTGGAGTTTGGACACCGCACCCGTGGCGGAGGCGGCTGGGTGGCCGGGCAGTATTTCCTCACCCTGTCTGAAAAGGACCTTGAGCGGGTGGCCCCCGCCGTCATTGAGAAAAAGCTGGAGGCGCTGCTGCGGGAGGCTTTCAATGTCTGAAATCAGTTTTAAGAGCATCTATGACGGCGTGAGCCTTGCGCTGCACGCCGCTTTTCCTGCTGTGCAGGTACACGGCGGGAATGTCAAGCAGGGCCTCAACCCTGGGGACCTCAATGTGGTCATGCCCTCTGCCGGGCAGAGCAAGCAGGTGGGAGAGCGGTTTCTCCGCACCCCCACCCTGGATGTCATCTACTACCCCAAGGTGGGGGTGGCGGAGTGCTGCGAGGTGGCAGATCAGCTCACCATGCTCCTGCGGGACATCACCACCCCGGAGGGGGACCTCATCCATTGCACCAACTGCGAATGGACCATTGAGGAGGGCGTCCTGCATGTGCTGGTGAGCTATGACCACCACGCCTACATCCCCCAGGAGCCGGTCCTCATGGAAACCCTTGATATTGAAATGGAGGGATAAACATGGCGCAAGCCAAGACCACGAACAGCGAAAAGGCCACCGGGGCCGCTACTTACAAAAAGGAGCAGCTTGTGGCCTCCAAGCGATATGCCAACCGGCGGGACCTCATCCGGGCTCTGCTGGAGGACGGCAAAGCCTACACCTTGAATGAGGTGGACGGGCTGATTGAGAAGTACATGAAAGGAAAGGTGAACTAATATGGCGCTGGGCGGCGGCACCTGGCAGGTCCAAAACAAGGTCCTGCCCGGTTACTATGTCAATTTTTCCAGTGTGCCCAGGGCGTCTGCGGCCCTCTCTGACAGAGGCTTTGCGGCAGCGCCTTTTGAGCTGAGCTGGGGCCCGGAGGGTGAGGTTTTCGCCGTCACCTCCGGGGAGTTTCAGAAGAACAGCAAAACCATTTTCGGCTATGCCTACGACCACCCCAAGATGCTCCCCCTGCGGGAGATTTTCACCCACGCCACCACCGTCTACTGCTACCGCCTGGGCTCCGGGGCCGTCAAGGCCTCCAACACCCTGGCCACGGCTAAGTATGGCGGTGTGAGAGGCAACGACATCACCATTGTGGTGGCCGCCAACGTGGATGAGCCGGACCTGTGGGATGTGACCACCTATGTGGACGGCGTGGCCGCTGACACCCAGACCGTTGAGGATGCTGAGGCTCTGGTAAGCAACGATTGGGTGGACTTCAAGACGGAGGCCACCCTGTCCGCATCTGCCGGGATGCCTCTGACCAACGGGGCGGATGCCACCACCATCAACGGCGAGGCCCACCAAGCCTTTTTGGACAAGATTGAGCCCTATGCCTACAACGCTCTGTGTTGCCCGGCATCGGACGCCACCACCGTCCGGCTCTATCAGCAGTTTTGCAGCCGGGTCCGGGATGAGGTGGGCAGTAAATTCCAGCTTGTGGCCTGGCAGCCCAGCACGGCGGACTATGAGGGCATCATTGGCGTGTGGAACACCGTGACCCACCCCACCATTGCCAGCGTGCCCACCCATTCCCTGGTGTATTGGGTGGCCGGTGCTGAGGCGGGCTGTGCGGTCAACAAGTCCCTCACCAATTTCAAGTATGATGGTGAGCTGACCATCAACACCGACTACACCCAGGCGGAGCTGGAAGCGGCCCTCAAGGCGGGCAAGTTTATCTTCCACAATGTCAATGGTGATGTGCGGGTGCTGGAGGACATCAACACCCTGCTCACCCTGTCCGACACCAAGGGGGAGATTTTCCAGAGCAACCAGACCATCCGGGTGTGTGACCAGATTGCCAATGATGTGGCGGTGCTGTTCGGCCAAAAGTACCTGGGCACCGTGCCCAATGACGCCTCTGGCCGCTCCTCCCTGTGGGGGGACATCACCAAGCTCATCCAGCAGCTTGATGACATCCGGGCCGTGGAGAACTTTGACCCGGAAATTGTGACCTGTGAGCAGGGTGACAGCAAGAAAGCCGTCCTCTGCATCGTCAACGGGCTTAATGTGGTCAACGCCATGGCCCAGCTCTACATGAGCGTGATTATCCAGTAAGGGAGGGAAAGGAAAATGTCCAAGCCGACCATGAACACCCAGGACGCTGTAAGCGCCAATTTTGCGGAGTGCTTTGTCACCATTGACGGGACCCGCTACTCCATGCTCATGGCCAAGGAGTTTGAGGGCACGGCATCCGTCAACACCGCTGAGGTTTACAAGCTGGGCGGTGTTGTGGTGGGCCACAAGGCCCAGACCGTTGCCCTGTCTTTCTCCATGACCATCTACAAATGCACGGAGATTTTTGACAAGGTGGTGGAGGACTTCATCAAGACCGGCGTGATGCCTACCTTTGACATCCAGACCTCCAACGATGACCCCGCCACCACCGTGGGCCGGAGCACCAAGATTTACAACAACTGCATCCTGGACGGTGATGTGCTGCTGTCCATGTTCAATGCAGAGGGTGATTTTGTCGAGCAGTCTATTGAGGGCTACTGTGACAGCTTTACCCGTCCCGAACAGTACACCAACCCGGCCTACATGTAAGGCCGCATAACACACAAGGAGGAAAAAATCCATGAGTAACCTGTCCGCTTTCATGCGTGCCAATGTCGAGCAGATTGAAAACCACAAGTTTGCCGCCTCCCCCCGTATCAAGGGGGAGGACGGCAAGCCCATGGAGTGGGAAATCTGCTGCATCTCCGCCGATGAGTACGCCCGCATCCGCTCCGCCTGCATCCGCCAGGTCCCCGTGCCCGGCAAGAAAGGCCAGTACACCCAGCAGCTTGACACCTACACTTTCCAGGCAAAGGTGGCGGCCCGCTGCACCGTGTTCCCGGACCTCAACAACGCCGCACTCCAGAATGATTGGGGCGTGGCCAAGCCGGAGGAGCTGATTGGCAAGCTGCTCATTGGCGGCGAGTTTGACGATTATGTCACGGAGGTTTTCCAGGTCAACGGTTTCAAGACCGATGATGACATGGTGGCTGAGGCAAAAAACTAATCCTGGACGGTGACCCGGAGGCCAACTTTGCCCATTTCTGCCTGCAAAAGTTTGGCTGGGAGCCGTCCAAGTTTTTAGACCTGCCCGTCAAGGAAAAGGCTTTTGTCATCGCCTCCATCCAAGTGAGAGGCGATGATGAAAAGAAACGGGAGGCCGAGCTGAAAAGCAAGATGAGAAAAGGCAGAGCCAAACGGAAGTAACAGGGGCCCCCGCTGCATGGCGGGGGCCTAATTCTTAAAAGAGGGGGTGAACCCGTGGCAACAATCAGATCTCAGATGGTCCTCAATGACGGTATCAGCGGCGTGCTCAGAAAAATCAACACGGCGCTCAACACCACCCTCAATGCCTTTGAGCAGGTCCAGCGGGCCTCCGGGCGTGCTGTGGACACGGCGCAAATCCAGGCGGCCAGAGCGGCGCTGGTGCAGGCCAACCGTGAAGTGGATGAAATGGCGGAGGGCTACCGCCGGGCGGCAGAGCAGGAGGAAATCCTCAACAAGGGCCTCCGCAACGGCACCAATGCTGCGGGCGGCCTGCTGGGCAAGGTCAAAGGCATTGTGGCCACATTGGCCGCCGGAGCCGGTATAAAAGCGCTCCTGGGGCTGTCTGATAAGCTGACCAGCACCACGGCCCGCCTCAGTTTCCTTGTGGATGACGGGGGCTCTGTGGATGAGCTGGAGCAGAAAATCATGGCATCTGCCCAGCGCTCCAGGGCGGCCTACCTGGACACCGCCTCCGCCATTGCCAGCATGGGCGCAAACGCTGGCCGGGCTTTTGAAAGCAATGATGAGCTCATCGCTTTTATGGAGCAAGTCAATAAGCAATTTGTCATCGGCGGTGCTACGGCGGAAGGCCAGTCTGCGGCCATGCTCCAGCTCACCCAGGCCATGGCCGCCGGTGCTCTCCGGGGTGAGGAGCTAAACTCCATCCTGGAGAACGCTCCCGGCATCGCCCGTGCCATTGAGAGCTACATGGGCGTGGCGGAGGGCTCCATCAAATCCTATGCGGAGGAGGGCCTCATCACGGCAGACGTGGTGAAAAACGCCCTCCTCTCTGTGGCAGATGAAACCAATGCCAAGTTTGAGAGTATGCCCATGACCTGGGCCCAAATCTGCACCAAGATGCAAAACACGGCCCTGGCGGCCTTTGAGCCCGTGCTCACACGGCTCAATCAAGTGGCCAACAGCGCTCAGTTTAACACGGTCATCAACGGGGCCATCAACGGGCTGGCCATGCTGGCCACGGTGGCCACCGGCGTGCTGGACCTCCTCATCAACGGGGCCGCCTTTGTAGTGGACAACTGGAGCTGGATAAGCCCCATTGTCTACGGCCTGGTGGCCGCCTTTATCGCCTACAATGCCGTGGCCCTCATCACCAACGGCATCAACGCCGCCATGGCGCTGGCTGAGGGCGTGAAAGCGGCGGCATTGATGATGAGCACCGGGGCCACCTTTGCCCAGACAGCGGCTCAGTACGGGCTCAATGCGGCCCTGCTGGCCTGTCCTATCACCTGGATTGTGGTGCTGGTCATCGCCCTTGTGGCGGCCATCTACGCCGCCTGTTCGGCCATCGCCAAGTTTACCGGCATCGCCAACAGCGGCTTTGGCGTCATCTGCGGCGGCATCAATGTGGTGGTGCAATTCTTTGTCAACCTGGGCTTGACCATCGCCAACATTGCCCTGGGCATCTGGAACGCCCTGGGGGCCTGTGCTCAAAACATCGGCATTGCGTTCAGCAATGTCATCTCCGGCGTGCAGGCCTGGTTTTACAACCTACTTTCCACGGCGCTCACCGTTGTGGCCGGTATCTGTGAGGCCTTGAACAAGCTGCCCTTTGTGGACTTTGACTATTCCGGCATCACCAATGCGGCCAGCGACTACGCCGCCAAGGCGGCGGAGGCCTCCGGCAACATCCAGGACTTTGTGAGCATCGGGGACGCTTTCAATGAGGGCATGAGCACCTTTGACACCTGGCAGGACGGCTGGGTGGGGGACGCTTTCAACGCTGGAGCCAACTGGGGTGACGGCGTGGCCAGCGGCATCTCTGACGCCGTGGGCGGCCTGTTTGATATGGACCTGGGCGCTGCTACGGACTACGGAGCGGGCGGCCTGGGCACCGGCGGATATGGTGACTTTGCCATGGATGACCTTTTGGGCAACACCGGGCAGACCGCCGCCAACACCGGGGCCGCCGCCGACGCCCTCAGCACCTCCACGGAGGAGCTGGAGTATTTGCGGGACATTGCGGAGCGGGACGCCATCAACCGTTTCACCACGGCGGAGGTCCGCATTGATATGACCGGCATGACCAACCGCATTGAGGGCGGTGCCGATCTGGACGGCGTTATCTCCACCCTCACAGACGGCTTTACAGAGGCCCTGCTGACGGCGGCGGAGGGCGTCCATGCGTAGACCCTGCCCCATGCCGGAAACACGGAGTTTTTTCCAATGGAAAAAAGGAGGGTGACAAGATGAGTTACACCTGCTATCTGGGCGGGGCCCTTTGGCCCACCCCAGAAAAGCTCCAGGTGAAAATCAAGGGGAAAAACAAAACCCTGGTCCTCTTGAATGAGGGAGAGGTCAATTTCCTGCGGGCCCCCGGCCTCACGGAGCTCACCGTCCCCTTTGACCTGCCCATGCTCACCGGCTCCCGGTCCCCGGACTACTACCTGGGACTGCTGGAGCAGATGAAAGCCAACAAGGAAACCACCCAATTTATGCTGGTGCGGATGTCCCCCTCCGGGGGGATGCTCTTTGACACCAACATCAAGGTGAGCGTGGAGGACTACAACATCACCGAGGACGGCAAAAAGGGCCTGGATGTGGCCGTGGATGTCAACCTCAAGCAATGGCGGGACTACGGCACAAAGACCGTGACCGTGGAGGAGCCAAAGGCGGAGAGCACCACGCCCACCGTGACGGTGGAAAAGGAGCGGGACGCCAGCACGGCCCCCACGGCCAAGACCTACACGGTCAAGGCCGGTGACAGCCTGTGGGCCATCGCCGCCAAGTATTACGGCAACGGGGCCGACTACAACAAGATTTTCAACGCAAACACGGACAAAATCAGCAATCCTAACCTCATCTATGTGGGGCAGGTGCTCACCATCCCATGACCTATGAGCTGCTGATACAACACCAGGGGACCATCATGCTGCCCCCCGTGGTGGAGAATGTGAGCATTGAGTGGGAACGCCAAGGACAACCGGGAAAGCTCATTGCTGAGGTGGTCAAGACACCGGGCTTGAGCTTTCAAGAGGGCGACCCGTGCCGTTTTTCCGTGGACGGCACCCCCGTCTTTTATGGCTTTGTCTTTGAGAAATCCCGCAAGGGCAGCACGGATGACATCATCCAAATCACCGTATATGACCAGCTCTACTACCTCAAGAACAAGGATACCTATGTCTACACTAACAAGACCGCCGCCGATGTGATACGCATGATTGCGGAGGACTTCCAGCTCAATGTGGGGGACCTGGAGGACACCGGCTACACCATCGGGAGCCGGGTGGAGGACAACCAGACCCTCTTTGACATCATCCAGACGGCTTTGGACGAAACCCTCAAGGCCACCTCCCAGATGTATGTGCTCTATGACGATGTGGGCAAGCTGACCCTCAAGAACATCGGCAGCATGAAATTGGGGCTTTTGATTGATGAGGACACGGCTGGGGACTTTGACTATAAAAGCTCCATCACATCCCAGACCTATGACAAAATCAAGCTCTCCTATGAGAACAAGGACACCGGCAAGCGGGAGATTTTCGTGGCCCAGGACAGCTCCAACATCAACCAATGGGGCGTCCTGCAATACTACGAAAAGCTGGACAGCACCACCAACGCCAAGGCCATGGCGGATGCCCTCCTCAGCCTCTACAACACCAAAACCCGGACCCTCAAGCTCCAAGATGTGCTGGGGGACATCCGGGTGAGGGCCGGGACCCTGCTGGTGGTCATGCTGGGGCTGGGTGACATCAATGTGTCAAACTACCTCATGGTGGAGCAGGTCAAGCACACTTTCAACAATGAGCAGCACCTCATGGAGCTCAAAATGCGAGGTGGTACATTTGTCACTTGACATCAATGAACTGGTGCGGCTGGTCAAGCGGGCCGCCGTGGAGGCCGTCCAGGCAGGCGCTCCTATGAGCGGGGGCTATGGCTATGTGACCTCCACCTCTCCGCTTGAAATCACCGTTGACCAAAAGAAGATATTGACCGAGGCCCAGCTCATCCTCACGGACGCTGTGAGGGACTACACCGTGGAGATGACCACCATGCCGGAATACCACGAAACCGAGGAAACCAGCGGCGGGGCCGGGGATGCCTCTTTTGCGCCCCACAAGCACCGCTACCAGGGCCGGAAAAAGTGGAAAGTCCACAACGCCCTCCAGATGGGGGAAAAGGTCATCCTCCTGCGGTGTGACGGCGGGCAGCAGTACATTGTCCTGGGCAGATGGGAGGCGAGGACCTAATGGCAACTTTACCGACCACGGGGGATGACCTGGACCTCATCACCTTTGCGGTGGAAACCCAGCCCAGCTACACCCACAAGCTGGACATTGACCGCAACCGGGTGAGAGGCATGACGGATGAGCGGGATGCCGTCCTCCAAGCCGTTTACCTCATTCTGAATGTGGAGCGCTACGCTTTCCCCATTTATTCCCGCAACTACGGTTCCGAGCTGTCCGATCTGATAGGCAAGCCCAAAGACTACGCCATGAGCGAGATAAAGCGGCGCATCACGGAGGCCCTGCTCCAGGATGACCGTATCACCTCCCTGGACGGCTGGGAATTTGAAACGGGCAGAAATTGGGTCACGGCCCGGTTTACCGTCCACACCATTTATGGCGATGTGAGCGCCCAAAAGGAGGTTGACATCTGAATGTTTGAAAGCAGGACCTATGAGGCGCTGCTGGCCAGCGCCCTGTCCAGGGTGGCCTCCCCGGTGGACAAGCGGGAGGGCTCCATGGTGATGAACGGCGTGGCCCCGTCCATGGCAGAGCTGGCCCAGCTCTACATTGCGGCGGACTTTGTGCTCCAGGCCACCTACATCATCACGGCCCCCCGTGAGTACCTCATCAAGCGAGCCCATGACCGCAACATGGACCCCTACCCGGCCAGCTCCGCCGTCTATCGGGCGGAGTTTAACATTGAGGTCCCGGAGGGGACCCGTTTCTCCTGTGAGGACCTCAACTTTGTGGTCACTGCCCGCATGGACCCGGAGGAGGACACGGAAACCGGCCTCAGCTACCAGGTTACCTGTGAAACCCCCGGAGCGGCGGCCAACAACTACGGCGGCACCCTCATCCCGGTGGAGTATGTGCAGGGGCTCACCCATGCGGAGCTGGTGGAGCTGCTCATCCCTGGCGATGATGAGGAGGAAACGGAGGCTTTCCGCCAGCGGGTGCTGGACAGTTTCCAATCCCAGGCCTTTGGCGGCAACCAGGCCGACTACCGAGAGAAAGTGCTGGCCATGCCCGGCGTGGGGGACCTCAAAATCCACCCCGTCTGGAATGGCGACATTTCCCCGGCCAGCCTCATCCCGGATGAGGCCGTGGAAAGCTGGTACACCAGCACCATCTCCACGGTGAGCGGCTCTGTGGCCACCTGGCTCACGGCAGTCTACATGGCGGCCAAGGAGAAAAAGCTCACGGTGGGCGGCACGGTCAAGCTGGTCATCATGGCCTCTGACTACAAGGCCCCCACGCCCACCCTGCTGGAGGAAATCCAGACGGCCATTGACCCGGAGCAGAACGCCGGGGAGGGCCTGGGCCTGGCCCCCATCGGCCATGTGGTCCATGTGACCGGCGTGACGCCGGAGGAGGTGGACATTGCCCTCCACCTCACCTATGCCTCCGGGTGGGATTGGGATGCCGTCAAGAGCTATGTGGAGGCCGTCATTGACGCCTACTTTGTGGAGCTGTCCCAGGATTGGGCCAGCTCTGATTTTTTGACCGTCCGCATTTCCCAGATTGAAAGCCGCATCCTCTCCGAGTGCTCCAACATGATAACGGACATTGGCGGCACCAAAATCAACGGGCAGGAGAACAACCTGACCCTGGGCCCGGACAGCATCCCCGCCAGAGGGGAGGTCACCGATGGATAGACACCTTTTGAACTACCTGCCCCCGGTGCTCCGGGAGGTGCTGGAGTTTCAAATCATCAACGGGGCCAATGAGCCGGAAATCTCCCTTGCGTGGGACGCCATCACCAGGGTGCTGGCCAACCAATTCCTTGAGGACGCCGATGAGGACGGCGTGGCCGTGTGGGAGCAAGAGCTGCGGCTCTTTCCCAAGGACACGGACACCCTGGAGGCCCGCAAGGCCCGCATCAAGGCCAAGTGGAATTTGGAATTGCCCTACACCCTGCGCTGGCTGAAAAACTGGCTGGCGGGCCTGTGCGGCCCGGACGGTCACTCTGTTTCTCTCCAGGACTACACCCTGGACATCCAGCTTGACTACACGGTCCTGCCAGAGGCGGACCGGCTGGCGGGGGAAATCCTTGACATGCTGCTGACGGTCCGCCCGGAGAACATCCACATTTTGATGACCGCCCTTTTGCAATCCACCGGCGGCGTCCGGCTGGGGGCCTACACGGAGCGCTCCCTGCACATGGACCTGTGGCCCCTGCTGACCAATCAACTGGAGAGCACCGGCGGCGTCATCGGAGCCGGGCCTCTGGAATATCGTGCAACCCTTGAAATTTATCCATACGAACAGGAGGAAAGCGGAAATGCCTGACCAGGAAAGAAAGTATGGCACCAGGATAACCACGGCGGGGTCCACCCTCATCACCAACTGCATTTTGGCGGGGACCAAGCTGAAAATCACCCAGGCCGCCGCCGGTGACGGCGGGGGCAGCTACTACCTGCCCAGCACGGAGCAGACGGAGCTTGTGAGGGAGCTGTGGCGGGGGCCCATCGTGTCCGCCGAGCAAAACGCCTCTGTCCCCAACATGCTGGATGTGAAAATCATCATTGATGACAGTGTGGGCAACTTCATTGTCCGTGAAATGGGCCTCTTTGATGAAGACGGCACCCTCATTGCCATCTGCAACACCCCGGACACGGAAAAGGTGGCCATCTCCACCGGCGTGGACGGGCGGCTCACCATGCTCATGCACATTGTTGTGGTGGACAGCTCCGTGCTGGAGTTTACCATCACCCCGTCCCTGGACACGGTGAGCCCGGAGGACCTGGAGGAGGCCATTGCCGAACACAACACGGACCCGGCCAGCCACCCGGACATCCGGCAGGACATCACGGACACCGTGGATGACCACAACACCGATGAAACCTCCCACCCGGACATCCGTGTGGACCTCAGCGGCCTGGACAGCCGCCTCTCCGTGCTGGAGCTGAAATATGGCACCAATGTCACCGGCAACAGCTTTGAGGTGACCTTTGGGACCCTCACCGGCGTGGTGGTCACCGGCGTCTGGAATGAAACCTATGCGAGGATTGAGTTTTAATGCCAAGCTATGACATCATCCCTCTTGCCTCCGATCTGCTGGACTACACCATCCAGCGGGTCAAGCAGAAAGAGGCAGAATACAAGCCGGTCAAGGCCTACATCATGGTGGGTGACCAGCTTGTGGAAAAGCTCCTCTATGACAAGGTGAAAGATGACGGAAAGCCTCACTTTCCAAAAAGCCAGACTTTCCACCTGTGTGCCGAGCTCCAGGACTGCGCCGTCCGCATCCTCAAGGGCTGTGAGGCCGCCAATGGCCGCTACTTTGAAACCGAGTATGAGGAGCGGCTCAAGGACCTGGACGGCGTGCTCATCGAGTGCCAGACCATGGAGCAGCTCATCAACCTCAGCTATGGCCGCAAGTACATCACCGGCGACCAATGCCACTATTGGGCGGAGCTGGTGCGCCCGGTCCGTCAAAAGGCTTTCAACTGGAGGAAATCAGACGGCAACCGTGCCGCCGCCCTCCGGGAGGCCAAGGCGGCCCAGGAGCTTGCCAAGATGGGGCAAATGGCCCTGCAAATTGCGGAGGCCCTGCGGCCTCAGTAAACGGATACAACGGCCACCAAGGCCGTGTATTTGGGTGTGACCTGTTTATTTACCTCTACCTCCCCGAACACGAACAACACCAACAACGCCTGGAGGCTGAACTCCAATGGCAATATCAACAACAACAACTGCAACAACTCCAACGGGTCCCGCCCCGCTCTGATGGTAAGGTCCGACCGAGTAGGCCCAAAGCCGAAAGCAGCGCCATCCATCACATCAAAGGAGGTCACATCCAGCCTTGACACCAAGGCAAATACATTGCGCCGATGCACCCCACCGCACACCGAGGCGGCGGGGTGCTGCTGGTCCTGTCCCTGCGGCACCTACACGGCGCACAAGGAGAGGGAGGCCCGCCGCCGGGATGACAGGGGGCCGCCCGCATGTTTACAGGGGTGCAAAGACCCGTGCTGAAATTCTCTGAGATATGCACCTTTTCGGTGCTCTACAAAGCCTACCTGGCGGCCAGACGGGGCAAGCGCTCCAGGGCCGCCACCGCCAACTATGAGGTCCACCTGCTGGCCAACATCGTCAACCTTGTCTACATCCTGCAAACCAAAATCTACCGGCCCGGACTGTTCCGGGTGTTCTATGTCTACGAGCCCAAAAAGAGATTGGTGCAGGCCCCGGCCTTTGTTGATAAAGTGGTCCAGCACGCATTGGTGGACAACCTCATCTATGAGCGCATCACCAACAGTTTCATTCTGGATAACTACGCATCCCAGAAAGGCAAAGGGCTCCACTTCGGCCTGGACCGGCTGCGTGGATTTTTCACGGAATACTGGAACAAATACCGCACGGCGGAGGGCTGGGTCCTCAAGGCAGATGTGCGGCATTTCTTTGCGTCCATTGACCACGACAAGCTCAAGGAAAAACTCAAAAAGCTGGACCTTGAGCCCATCGTTTTTGACCTGCTGTGTACCTACATAGACAGCACGGACGGCCTGCCGCTGGGCTACCAGACCAGCCAGCTTTTTGCCCTGCTGTTCCTGGATGAGTTTGACCACTTCGTCAAGGAGCGGCTCCGCATCCGCTGGTATGGCAGATACATGGATGACTTTTTCCTCATCCACCCGGACAAGGACTATTTGCAATTCTGCCTCAAGGAAATCCGGGTCTTTATGGCCAGCCTGGGGCTGGAGCTCAATGAGAAAACCCAGATTTTCCCCATCCGCAACGGGATTGATTTTCTGGGCTTTCACACCTATCTGACCGAGGAGGGCAAGGTCATCCGCAAGCTGCGGCACAGCAGCATCAAGCGTATGCGCTCCAAGCTCCGCCGGTGGGAGCAGGACTATCCGGCGGGCCTTGTGACCCGTGAGAAAATCCTGCAAAGCTGGCAGGCCTGGGACGCCCACGCCGCTCACGGCAACACCTGGTCCCTGCGCCAGCAAGTGCGGGACCGTGTGCAAAACATTCTAAAGGAGGAAATCTAATGGCCACAACTACCCTGGGCAACAAGTCCACCGGCAGTATTATCAAGCTGAAAGAAAACGGCACGCTGGTGGACTTCTATGTTGCCAAGCACGACTATGAAAGCAGCCTCAACGGGTCCGGGAGGACGCTGGTGGTCCGCAAGGACACCTATGATGACCGAGTGTGGGACAGCGGCAATGTGAACGCCTACGCCAGCAGCGACCTGGATAGCTGGTTTAACAGCACCTACAAAAACATGCTGGACGCCAACATCCGCTCCCTCATCGGCACCACCAAAATCCGCTACACCCCCGGCAACGGCAACAACACGGTGGGCACCCTGGAGCGGGCCATCTTTGCCCTGTCCCTCACCGAGCTGGGGCAGTCCCACTCCTATGCCAACACGGAGGGCTCCGCCCTGCCCATTGCGTCCACCCTGCGGATTGCCTACCGCAACGGGAGCGCCACCACACAATGGACCCGCTCCCCGTACACGAGCGACACCTACTTCGCCTGGGGGCTGGTCTCCAATGGCGATGTCAACTACGGCGGCTGCGGCGGCTCCGTCGGGTCCCGCCCCGCTTTTACTCTCCCCTCCTCCCTCTATGTGAGCGATGACGGCTCTGTGTTTCAGAACACCGCCCCCTCTACGCCCGCCAGCATCTCCGTCCCCAGCAGCATTGACGGCGGCAGCACCATCACGGTGAGCTGGGCCGCCTCCACGGATGCAGAGGGCAACCTTGAGGGCTACATTGTCGAGCGGCAGACCAACGGCGGCTCCTGGTCCCAAATCTACCAGGGCAGCGCCACCAGCACCACCAACTCCGTGGCCTTTGGCACCAACACCGTGGCCTACCGGGTCAAGGCCTATGACGCCGCCGGACTTGAGAGCGGCTGGAAAACCAGCAGCACGGTGACAGTGACCAACAACCGGGCCCCCGGTGCTCCCGGCAGTCTGACCGTCCCCGCCGTGGTCCGTGGCGGCGGCAACCTGGCCATCTCCTGGACCGCCGCCTCTGACAGTGACGGCAACCTCAGCGGCTATGAGCTGGAGCGGCAGGTGGACGGCGGCGGCTGGACACAAATCTACAAGGGTTCCGCCCTGGCCTACACCGACACCATCACCGCCGGGTGGAACACCGTGGCCTACCGTGTACGCTCCTATGACAGCTACAACGCCACCAGCACCTATGTGACCAGCGAAACCCGGACGGTGGACAACAACGCCATCCCGGTCATCACCAGCTCCACGACCTCCGGCACCGATCTGGGGACCAAGGAGGACGGCTTTGACCTGACCTACACGGTGACGGACGCTGACAGCGACACCGTGACGGTGAAAGAGTACCTGGACAATGTGCTCAAACGGACCTACACCGCCACCCTGGGGCAGAGCAACACGGTCCAGTGTGTCACCGCCGCCAATTGGCAGAAAGTCCTCAACGGGGCCCACACCATCAAGGTGGTGGCCAATGACACCAAGGCGGACAGCGCCCCCTACACCGTGACCTTTACCAAGGCCGTCTATGAGGCCTCCATCACCCTGGCGGAGCCCATGGACGCCGATGACGCCATCACGGTCATGGTGCTCAATGTGCTGGGCTCCATCCCGGCGGATGCTGACCTGGAGGTCCTGGTGACCAACAACGCCAACGACACGGAGCCCGTCTGGGAGGACGCCACCCAGGATGTGAAGAACGGCAACAACCATGTTTTCACCAACCAGACCGCCGCCAACGGCTTTGCCTTTAACTTCAAGGTCAATGTGGGCCGGGGGACCAGCAACACCGGCGGCTACATCACCAGCATTGGAGGTGCTTTTCAGTAATGGCAGTTAAGAAAAAGACCACCAGCCTCAAAGCGCTGCATGAGGCCCAGCTCTACGCACAGCAGCAGCGGGACGCCGCCGCCATCGCCTTTGTGGTGCTGGCGGAGGCCGGGACCATTGACGCCGTGACTGCCTCTGAGCAATCCCTGCTCTTTGCGGAATGGGCGGCCAATGTCAACTACACGGTGGGCCAGCTCCGGCAGTACGGCGGCAAGCTCTACCGCTGTGTGCAGGCCCACACCTCCCAGACCGGCTGGGAGCCGCCCAACGCCGCCTCCCTCTGGTCCATCACCAGCGACCCGGCAGAGGAATGGCCGGAATGGTCCCAGCCTTTGGGAGCCCATGACGCCTATGCCGCCGGGGCCAAGGTGAGCCACAACGGCAAGCATTGGACCTCCGATCTGGACGGCAATGTCTGGGAGCCCGGCGTCTACGGCTGGACCGAGGCCAGCGAGTAAGGGAGGGCGGAGCCAATGGTTATTGAGCTTTCCGTGGGGGGCCTGCTCACCCTGCTGGGCATCCCCACGGCCATCACCTCCCTGGGGCTTTGGTTGCTCCAGCGGCGTATCAGCAAGCGGGAGGCCGTCCAGGATGCACGGGAGGCCGCCCGTGAGCAAAATGAGGTCCTGCTGATACAGAACACCAGGGCGGCCCTGGCGCTGGCTGAGGCCACCGCCGTGGCCGTCCAGCGCATCCCGGATGCCCATTGCAACGGGGACATGCACGCCGCCCTTGAATACGCCCGCAAAGTCAAACATGCCCAAAAGGATTTTTTGACCGAGCAGGGCGTCAAGGCCATTTATTGAGGCCCGCCATGCGGCTGTTTTTCCTTGCCCTGCTGGGCATGGTGGAAATCCTCTGGCGGGACTGGAGAGGAGGGCATGAAAAATAGACACCTCAAAAAAGCTGCTCTGGGCCCATGTGACCATTTCCGTCCTGCTGTGCGTGGCCACCATCGTCACCAATTACCTGGGCTTTGATGTCACGGCCCTGGCGGGCCTGGCTGGGGCCTCCCTTTTGACCAACGGGGCCTGGGGCGGTTTCTATTTCTGGAAAGCCAAAAACGAAAACCGGGCCAAATATGCCCAGCGGTTTCTCAAGCAGTTTGCGGACAAGTACGGGGCGGATGTCGCTGTCCGTGTGGCGGAAATCGTGCTGAAAGACTGAGTAAAGGAGCGTTTTCAATGAGTAAAATGACCGCCAAGGTCTTTGTGGACAAGGCCGTGGACATCGCCAAGAACTACAAGACCTTGTATGTGATGGGGTGCTTTGGAGCCCCCCTCACCGGCTCCAATGTGAGCCGCTACTGCAACAACCACTCCTACAACAAGAACGCCACCCGCACCGCCATGATTAAGGCGGCGGCCAACCAGAGCCCGCCTGTTTTCGGCTTTGACTGCGTGTGCCTCATCAAGGGCATCCTCTGGGGCTGGGACGGGGACGCCTCCCGGACCTACGGCGGGGCGGGCTACGCCATCAACGGGGGGCCGGACATCGGCGCTGATACCATGATTACCAAATGCACCGGGGTGAGCACCAC